ATCAACGGGGTAATTCATGCCGTTGGAACCCAAATAATAGCCATCGCCCCAGCGGGTCGGGAAAGCCAGAATAAAGGTCTTGTTCATATGCAAATCGTCAAGCCTGATATACCCAACAGGGTTTTCAAAGTAATTGCACGACTCCAGCAATTCGTCCCAATTTTCATCAGGGACGGCGTAGCACGGATCACCCAGCACATACTTGCCGGCTGGGACAACAACATCAACGGATTTAATTCGCATTTTTTTGCTCCTGTAAGTAATTGGTCAATTGCTTAATGAAATACTGCTTGTCCAGGTCTTGCGGAACCGGCGGCTCGATCTTGACCGGCGCAATGGTAAACAGCTCTGGGAAAGCCTCATACAGCCGCATAGAATTAGTCCCATCGGCATAGAAATACGCCTCTGCCAACTTGCTGGCGAAATGCCCTCGATCCTTCATAATCTGGGCAGAATCAAAGCCCTGTTGCCACTTCTGTTTTTTTGTCAGCATCAAAATACTCCTTCTTCTTCGTTGAATTTTTCTGGGTCGTATTCAGCCTCCCAGATTGATGGATTGACCTTATCAATCTCAACCAGAATATCGCCATCGGAAACTTCATCGCCTACGGACAGCTCCTCCAGCTCTTGAGCCGTCATGTTGAAATAGATACGGGGATCAATCCAGCTATCCCAATAAGCCTCGAATGGGACTCCAACATCAACGACCCCAATATCAACAGCAAAGTCTTCGCCGTCATCACCCTTGACCACGGCAGAGTAAACCTTTACCTCGTACTTTTTCATAATTTCTCCTAGCAGTTAATGATTACCAAATGGCAATCCCTATGCCCCGTAGGGCATGAGGATTACAGCACTTATTTACAGTCATCCCACGCTATACCAGCCAGCCGCTCAACCTCAGTAATAAAAGTATTCAATTGAGCCGGATCGCCATGACCCAAGAACAGCGACATAAACCCGTCTGTCTTATCGACCCAGCGAGTAATAAACTGCTCACGGGTCAATTGCACTTCCTTGCCAAACATATTTAAAAATGGTTTTGTAGTCATACATTCTCCAAAATTGTGGGTAAATTACTGCGGGCAAACAAAAAACGCCAACACCGGAACTATTAAGAAATCGGTGGTCTCCGAAAAATGAGCCGGTCTGGGTCATTTTTTCATTAACAGGCGTTAGATTAAAAAATAAACGGCGGACGGAAACACATAGAAAGCCATATACGCCCAGCCCACCACCAGCAAAGCATTAAACAGCCATTCAAAGCGGGGAAACATCTTTAAGCCTCCACTTGAGCGACTGCGACCCCATAGGCTGCGAGCCTCTGGACGGCGAGCAGGTCACGCCGGAATGCGGCCGACATGAGGCGGGAAACATCTTCGAGCGAGTACTGAGGACAAGCCTCGGCGATATGATGCCGAGCGATTGCACGGGGTACCGGTCGGCTATTGATATAAAACTGAATCATAAAAAAACCTCCTAGCAGTTAAACAGAGACCCCCGTAGGGGTTTCGCTGGGATCTCACCAGCTCGTCAGTCTGTTTATGAAGTTTTAAGCTCTACCCACTCCCCCTCCATTGGAAGATTAAAAAGGGTTAATTCTGAGGCAGTAAACACCTCAAAATTATCTGATTCTGTCCAGCCCTCATCATTTGACCAAAAAAGCTCCTCGCCACTTATTGGGCAAGGCTGTAAGCACCGGATAACATATTGCATGGTTAAACCTCCCTATCGGTTAATTGGTCTTGAATGTCCTTAGCCAGCTCTATCCAGCTCTCAGGGTGGACGATACCGTGCGGCGGGTAATCCTCCGGCTTGCTGGCGGAAACCTCCGCCGAGAATCGCTCTAGTGCCGTGAGGATCATCAGCACGGCGAGCGGGTGCGACTTCATTATTTGATTCAGTTTTTTAGATTGCATTTAAAAAACCCCTTTCTTTCAAAATTAAAAAATGCAGCAAAACCTGCGTTTTGGTCATGTATTTATTTGGGTTTCTGGCACTCGCCAAGATCCAGCCGGATTCACAATTGCGAAGGGCTTTAAGATAATTTTGCTTTTTTGTCATGTCAGCCCCTTATAGGTTTCGGAAGTAGTGACCATTCGACTCGAAGTAATCGCACATCATCAGGTCACGAGCGAATTTTTCATAATCAAAATAAGATCGGAGATTCTCTGCCATCGAATCCAGATCGCCGCATTGCTCCAGCAGATCAACGGCAAAGTCCTCATCGCTGTTATGCTCGCCGGCGTATGCCTCCTCAACATCAGAAAGGGATGAAGCTCCGCAATTCTCAAAATAAGCGTTAATCACTTCATCGCTGAGGTGTGTCCCAGCTTTTTCCTCCAGAAACTCGACCCATGCGTCAAGGTCGAATGAGTCGCAGCTGCAAGCGTAGAAATGATGAGCGAGACCCTCGACATCGGCGCAGAGAACCTCATCGATAACAGCGGACGGGAAAGCCTCGGAGAGCCGGAGCTGAATATCCTCCCAGCCGCCGACCTGATCGAGATCGATCCAGAGACCTTTAGTCGGGATTCCATCGATATAAAAGAAACCTTGATTGTCACCACCAGAATGGGACGCACAAGCCGAGTTGAGACGGGCATTAATTGATTGATCTAGCATGATTTAAAACCTCCTAGCAGTAAAAGGGACGGCTCTCAGGGAATGCTTTCGGCGCACCCTTTGAGACGATGAAACGATAAACACCGGAACACAACACAGAATCGATTGGAGCCAGCCCGTCATTAAGCTGGGTCTCCAGATCAGCGAGTGAGCGATAGTACGAGAGCGCAGACCCTCGATTTGAGAAAGTGCGGTTTTTGGGATGACTTACCGGCTGCCCGATGTCATACCACCAGCCACCCTCCTCATGACCTCCGAAGGCACGATCTACCTCAAACAAGTAAACAGAAAACATCATATAAATCCCCCTTAATAACCGTTAGCGAGAGCCCAGCTCTCAATTGTTGTAAAGGTGTGATCGCTCATAGGCTGGTAATTGCCCTCTACATCCTCCAGACCGTCAAGCGCACGCACCAGCTCAAGCGATCCGGAGTAATTGCCCTTATTGATCCAGCACCCAGTCACACGCTCCGGGCTAACTTCACCATCGCCGTTTGTGTCCGTGTCCAGCATGACCTCATACCCGTGAATCACTTTCTCGATAACCATAAAAAACCTCCTAGCAGATGAATTAAAAAAGTACCACCTGCTGATTTTAACGCTTGAAGGTATTGACAAGCAATACACAAAACAAACAATTTTTAAAATATTTTCGATTAGGTAAATAGGCAGCTGAAGGGCAGCCAGCAGAGCCTTTAAATATAAGGGTCGCTATTCACTTTTGACCAGGAAAGCATGAGGCACACCCATATAGAATCAGGGCTGGCGGGTGGTGAAAATGCGGCCGTGTTAGAAACAGCCAGCAAAGCCTTATAAAACGGTGGGGGTCGATCGCGGGAGCTGCGGCAAAAACTTAATCGCGGGGAAAGAATAGCGAAGCGGAACAGCCCAGACTCTGACAAGTCACAAGGGAACCAGATAGACCAGAACACCAGAGAGAGATCACATACTTCACTGTCCCAGAGTCACATCGACAGCCAGACCGGCAGAGATCTTGCAGAGCCTCAGATTCTGGGCTAATCTCAAGGGACACCGATTCCCAATAAATACCTATGAAAAAGCTATCACGAAAAGAAATCGCCGAAGGTCTGGAACAGATCCCAATTAACCAGATCTTGCTGGGGTCTGGTAAGGCTGGGCAGACTCTAACCAAGAAGCAGAAAGCCTTTGCGGAGGAAGTAATCAAGAGCGGGAACAAAACGGCAGCCTACCGGAAGGCATACAACACCAAGGGCAAGCCAGCGACCCAGAGCAGGAAAGCGCAGGAGGTCGCCAGTAACGGCAAGGTCTCGGCATACTTGATGGCTCTGGAACAGGCAAAAGAGGCGGAAACATACCTTTTACCCGCTCGTCTCCGGAGCATTGCCATCCATCGGCTGACGGGTCTGGCGCTAAATGATGAGATCAACCCAGCGCAGCAGCTGAAAGCGCTGGAGCTAATCGGCAAAATGACCGAGGTCGCACTCTTTACTGAGCGGCGGGAGCTGGTCAAGGTAACGGACAGCGAGCAGATGCGTGACCAATTGATGAAGTCGATCCGGCTGGCATTTTCTAGCGGCGGTGCAATTGATGTCGAGGCAAGCGAGGTCGAGAGCCTGCTGGATGAGATCAGCGGCAAGCCTGCTATTGATGACCAGACTCCGGCAGATGTCACCGACCAGATGTCAGAAGGCGATCAGGACGCTTATACCTTGCCTATTCTGGGGGGTGAGGCATCAGCGATCGGTATTCCAGAGACCCCACCAGCCCCCGACCCCGAAAATTCGACACTAATTAGCCGCCAGCCTTTGCATAGTATTCCACACACTAAATCCACTCCTAAATCCGATAGGCTAACACCTGTTAACCTTTCATTTCCTTTAGAATCAGATACTTGCGTGTCAACTGGTGTAAACCCTAATAAGGACACCCCGCCTTCAGAGGTAACAAAAGAGGGGGTGGGGGGTATAAAAAATCCAGAAAGCGCAATCGATGCGGCTATGGAAAACACCCCCGTCAATCTTGAGAATAGAAAAGGGTAGGGGGGGGTATATGCAAACAATATTCGGCGGCGATGTGAGACTAGCGCGAGTGGAGGATGTGATGAAGTTAGTTCGGAACATGACGCTATCGGAGATCAAGGCCGTGGTTCAGCAGGCGACCCAGTACCATGATTCGATTGTTCTGGCATTGGATCCAAAGTGGAGAAAACCAGATCCACACTGGGAGGAGGATTTATGATTCGAGATTTAGTAGTAAGCGATCACTATCAAATTAGGTTTACGCTTGAAGATGGCAACTGGGTTTGTCGTTGGTCAGATGCAGAGATGGAGTTCCATCAAAAAATGATGAATGAGGTAATGTGGTATGAGAAAGGTGAAGACAGTGACTCCGGCGCAAAAAGAGATATTTCTAGTAATTGATGAGTTCTGGCGCAAGTTTGGCTATGCACCATCGATTGATGACATCATGAGTATTACCGGCGAAAAGGGCCGTGGTAATGTGGCGCGGAAAATGAAGGCGCTCATTAGTCACGGACTTTGCCATGGGCAAAAAGGCCGAGCGCGATCGATTCGTCCAAAAGGAATCCGGGGCAGCCAGATTGAATAAACTCATGGAGCTAATCGAGAAACTTCCCGAAGGAGAACGGGAAGGGATTTTTGCTATGGCCGAAGCCTATAAGGATTCGTTGACCAGAGAAAAGGCACAGATGAACTTTATGGAGTTTGTCAAGATTATGTGGCCGGGCTTTATCCATGGAAGACACCACACCTTGATGGCAAAGAAGTTCGAAGACATAGCAAACAAGAAAATTAAGCGACTGATTATTAATATGCCGCCGCGGCACACCAAGTCGGAGTTTGCGTCTTACTTACTCCCCGCCTGGTTTCTAGGTAAATTCCCTGATAAGAAGATTATCCAGTGTTCGAATACCGCCGAGCTTGCCGTAGGCTTTGGACGTAAAGTACGTAACTTAGTGGATGGCGAAGTCTATTCCAAAGTCTTTCCTAACGTGGCTTTGCGCCATGATTCCAAAGCTGCTGGACGATGGTCCACTAATGCTAATGGCGATTATTTTGCTATTGGTGTGGGGGGTACCGTTACTGGTAAGGGTGCTGATTTATTAATTATCGATGACCCACATTCCGAACAAGAGGCTGCCTTGGCGGCGTCTGACCCATCGGTCTACGATAAGGTCTTTGAATGGTATTCCTCTGGTCCACGTCAACGTCTCCAGCCAGGCGGCTCGATTGTAATTGTGATGACCCGCTGGGGTAAACGAGACTTAACGGGTAGAGTCTGCCAAAGCATGATCGACCGTGACGGCGATGAATGGGAGATTATCAGCCTTCCAGCAATTCTGCCGTCAGAAAAACCCCTCTGGCCAGAGTTCTGGTCTTTGGACGAATTAGAAAAGCTCCGCGAAGAACTGCCGGTTTCCAAGTGGAACGCCCAGTACCAACAAGAGCCAACCTCCGAACAAGGCGCTATCGTCAAACGGGACTGGTGGCAAGTCTGGGAAGAAGATAGACCGCCGCCCTGTGAGTTTATTATCCAGTCATGGGATACTGCTTTTACCAAAAACGAACGATCAGACTACTCGGCCTGTACGACCTGGGGTGTATTTTATAAAGATGAAGATCAAGGTCAGGCCAACATTATTTTGCTAGACGCCCTAAAGGAAAGACTTGAGTTTCCAGAACTAAAGAAGCGCGCCCTTGAAATGTATCAAGAATGGGAGCCAGATGCGTTTATTGTGGAGGCCAAGGCGTCAGGCGCGCCCCTAATATATGAGCTGCGTTCGATGGGAATACCGGTACAAGAGTTTACGCCAGTACGGGGTAATGATAAGATCACACGTATTAATTCCGTGGCGGATCTATTTGCGTCTGGAAAGATATGGGCGCCAAGAAAACGCTGGGCAGAAGAGGTAATAGAAGAGATGGCCGCTTTCCCTAATTCAGACCACGATGACTTAGTGGACTCGGCAACGCAAGCATTGATACGATTTAGAAAAGGTGGGTTCATTCGATTACAAACGGATGAGCCAGATGAGCAAGTATATTTTAGGCGCAAAGTAGCGTATTACTAAGGAAAACAAATGGCAATCGAAAAATCACTGTATCAAGCTCCTCAAGGTCTAGCCGCTATTGACAATACCGCCGAACCGCTAGAGATTGAGATTGAAGACCCAGAGTCAGTCACCATCGGCATGAATGGCTTAGAAATCATTCTTGAAAAAGAAAGCGAACAAGACGATGACTTTGGCGACAACCTAGCCGAATACATGTCCGATGGTAAGTTAGCTGAAATTGCCAGCGATCTTATATCGGACGTTGACTCAGACGAATCGAGCCGTAAAGACTGGATGCAGACTTACGTAGACGGCTTAGAGCTTTTGGGCTTACGGATTGAGATTCGTACAGAGCCATGGGAAGGCGCTTGCGGCGTTTATCATCCCCTTCTTTCTGAAGCCTTAGTTAAGTTTCAGGCTGAGACGGTAATGGAAACATTGCCTGCGGCAGGACCAGTGAAAACTGCCGTTATTGGCCGTGAGACACCAGAAAAAATGCAAGCGGCAGATCGTGTCCAAAAGGACATGAACTACCAAATTATGGAGAAGATGCCAGAGTACCGCCCAGAGCATGAGCGTATGGCATGGGGTCTTGGACTTTCAGGTAACGCCTTTAAAAAGGTGTACTTTGATCCTAACCTAAACCGCCAAGTTTCTATCTTTGTACCAGCAGAAGACCTGATCGTACCGTACGGCTCAAGCGACTTACGCAGTGCAGAGCGCGTAACCCACGTCATGCGCAAGACAGAAAATGAATTACGCAAATTACAAGTCGGCGGTTTTTATCGTGACGTTGACTTAGGTACTCCTGTTAACTCATTGGATGAAGTAGAGAAAAAGATTGCAGAAAAAATGGGTTTTACTGCAACCTCGGACGATCGCTATAAGTTGTTGGAAATACAAGTCAACTTAGATTTAGAAGGCTTTGAGCATAAAGATGAAGACGGTAAGGAAACTGGAATCGCCTTACCTTATATTGTGACCATCGAAAAAGGCACACAGACCGTTCTATCTATTCGTAGAAACTGGAGGCCAGAAGATGAAACTCATCAAAAAAGAAACCATTTTGTTCATTACGGATACGTGCCAGGCTTTGGTTTTTATTGTTTCGGCCTTATTCATCTTGTCGGGGCTTTTGCTAAGTCTGGTACTTCTATTATTCGGCAACTCGTGGATGCAGGGACTCTCAGCAATTTACCCGGCGGCTTTAAGAGTAGGGGGCTAAGAGTCAAGGGCGATGACACCCCAATTAGTCCAGGTGAATTTAGGGACGTAGATGTTCCATCTGGCGTACTGCGTGACAACATTTTGCCGTTGCCATACAAGGAGCCAAGCCAAGTTCTTTATAGTCTGCTCGGCACAATCGTAGATGAAGGACGCCGCTTTGCCTCCGCAGCCGATTTAAAGATTGCCGATATGTCAGCCAACAGCCCAGTTGGTACGACTCTGGCCATATTAGAGCGGACTTTAAAGGTTATGTCTGCAGTGCAAGCCCGCGTACATTACTCGATGAAGCAGGAATTACAGCTAATTCGGGACATCATCCGCGACTACACACCGCCAGATTATGAGTATCAACCTGATGTAGGAACTCGTTTTGCCAAGAAGTCGGACTATGACGACATCGATGTTTTCCCTGTCAGCGATCCAAATGCAGCAACAATGAGTCAAAAGGTAGTTCAATATCAAGCGGTTTTACAGCTGGCCCAGCAAGCGCCAAACCTGTACAACATGCCTGTTTTGCACCGCCAAATGCTGGAAGTGCTTGGCATTAAAAACGCCAAGAAGCTAATCCCAATCGAGGACGATCGCATACCAGAAGACCCTGTAACCGAAAATATGAACTTGATTAACATGAAGCCAGTCAAAGCCTTTATGTATCAAGACCATCAAGCGCATATTCAGGTTCACATGAACGCGATGAAGGATCCTAAGATAGCCCAGCTGATTGGCCAAAGCCCAAATGCACAAGCCATTTCAGCAGCTGCCATGGCGCACATTCAAGAGCACGTAGCCTTTGCATACCGTCAGCAGATGGAGCAGATTATTGGCAGACCATTGCCAAACCCAGAAGACGAAGAAAACGCTATCCCACGCGAAATGGAAGTTCAAATATCGCTTATGGCAGCGCAGGCGTCCGATGTGTTGTTTAATCGCAACCAAACTGAAATGGCAGCACAGCAGGCAATGCAGGCAGCGCAAGATCCAATCATCCAGATGCAAGCAAAAGAACTTCAGCTCAAAGAAGCAGAAGAGAACCGCAAGCGCCAGAAAGATGTATTAGATGCAGCTGCAAAAGCGGATCAACTGAAGATTGAAAAAGAACGGATTGAGTCGCAAGAACGCATTGCTGGCGCACAAATCGGCGCCAAAGCAGCGCAAAGTCAAGAAAAGCTGGAGTTAGAAAAGATGAAAGAAGGCTTCTCTATTGGCAAACAGATGTCAGAAATGCAGAAAACCGACAAAAAGGATAAACAGTAATGGACAGAAATTTGGATTACCTCGTAAACGAATACCAGGAACGCATGGGCCTCCTCAAACAGGCGGTTTGTGCTGGTAATTGTCAGTCTTACGAGGAATACAAGTACGTGTGTGGACAGCTTCGAGGTCTCGAATCCGCATGCGCAGTCATCGTAGACCTCAAACAACGATTGGA